GTTTTCCTGCATTGGCCGTCCGCTGCTGCTGGTGCGCGAGCTGGAGCGGCCTGCCATTGACCATGTTGCGTTCTTCAACAAGCCCGGAGACAAGATCCCGCCGCGCATGGCGCAATTGGCGAAAGACCAGCCGTTCACCATGGTCAAGGTGCTGCACTTCATTCAGCGCAACGAAAAGGGCAAGAAGGGCGGTGACATCAAGCCATGGGACAGCCGGTGGGTTTTCAAAGACGATCCGTTCACGATCCGGCGCGGGCAGTTCAACAACTGCCCCTACATTGCAGCTCGCATGATGGTCATGGACGGCGAGCAGTACGGGCGCGGGCGAGGGCACTTGGCGCGTCCGATCATGAAGGGCGTGAACGAGATTGCTCGGCAGAAGTTCATCGCGCTGGGCAAGGAAATGAACCCGCCGTTCATGGCAGAAGAGGACGAGATCGCGCAGCTCGACCTGACGCCAGGCGGGCATGTGGTAGTGCGCCCACCCAAGGAAGTGCAGCCGGGATACCTGCGATCCGGCACGGACTTTGGCCTGATCGAGCAGGTGATTGCCAACATGCACATGACGGTGCGCGAGGCATTTCTTGGAGACGCGCTTGGTGAGCCGGAAGCGCAGACTCGGAGTGCCGAAGCGGAAAGGAGCCGCCAAGCGCGGGCCTTGGCGCGTCTGGCTTCTACGAGCCAGACAATTGTCCATGAGAAGCTGTCGCCGCTATTTGAGAATGTCACGGACATCATGCTGTCCAAGGGAGCGTTGCCCGAACTGCAGGCGATCATAAACGAGAACCCGAACCTAGAGCTGGAGTTTGAGTTCACCTCGCCGTTCTTCACCGCCATGAAAGCGCAAAGCCTGGCCCGGATTGATTCGTTTCTTGAGCGGCGGTTCCAGCGGTTTGAGCGCACGGGCGACCCCGGTGCGCTGGAAGACATCGACAATGACCAACTGCGCGAGGTCGAGAAGTTCCTGGGCGATGTGCCGGCGAAGATTTTCCGGTCGCAGGACGAGATCGAGCAACTGCGAGAGGCGCGGGGCGATCAGGCTGCCGACGACCGTATTTCGCAGCTCATGGAGCGGGCGGGTCAATCGCAAACTCAAGTACAGCTCCGACCGGGCGGTACGCGGCGTAACGGCGCAGGTCTGGCTGACATGACGGGACCGGTGATTTGAGCGAGACTCCAGAGTTCAATTTCTTTGATGTGGAGCGCGAGCTCAAGCAACGCCAGTTGCGCCACAAGGCAATTGGCGAAGAGGCCAAAAAGGTGTTTGAAGACACCTTTGCAACGGCCAGCGGTAAGCGGTGCCTCGAGATTCTAGGGGCAGTGCTAGGTGCAAGAGTCGGTGGGCTGGACGGCCCAACAGACCCGACTACCGTGGTGCGACAGGACACCATGCGCCGGGTCTACTGGTTCATCGACGGCATGGCTAGGCGGGCAGATAAAAGGGAGATCGTGTGAACCGACTGGCAGACATTCTACCTGACGGTCCTGAACGCGAGGCAGTGCTGAAGCAGTTCGGCGACGACGCCGATGTGAATGTGCTGGCTCGTAGCTTTCTTGAAACGCGCAACAAACTCACTTCGACCCGGCGTGTGCCTGGAGAAGACGCCACCCCGGACGACTGGGGCAAGTTCTACAGCTCCATGGGCAGGCCGGACAGCCACGAGGGTTATGGGATTCCAGAGAATGTCAACGATACGCTGCGCGTCACGCTGGAGTCGTTGCGCGAAGTGGCGCACCAACGAGGTCTGACGCAATCGCAGTGGCAGAGTCTTGCGGAGGCCGCCGGCACTAACGCGCAAGCGCGTATGCAGCAGGTGGACGCGCAGCGCACCGAATGGGAAAGCCAGACGCGCAACAAGCTCGGAGACGCTGCTGACAAGCGGCTGGAGCTGGCTGACAAGACTCTGGCAAAAATGATGGGAGACGATCCTGCCGTAGCGCAGGTTCTGAAGGAAACCGGCTTGGACCGACACCCGGCCCTCGTCAATGTTCTGCTGCAGGCAGGAGACTACATGAGCGAAGACAGCGCCCCGGTCGGGGCATCGCCGGCGCAACCCGCTGGCCCCACTCCCAATGAGCTCTACATCGAAGCCGTGGACATCATGGGTTCTGAAGAGTTCAAAAACAAAAAGCACCCCAAGGCCGCTCTGGCAGAGGCGCGGTTCCTCGAGGTGCTGATGACGCTGAAGTCGCTGGGGTACGATCAGGGGATCAACGATCCTCGGTTCACGACCCGTCCGAGTGCGTTTCTGCCTGACGGGACTCGGTTCATCTAATGGACGACCAGGCTAAACAAATCTACGAGGACGCTTTGCGGAAGCGTCATTACCTGGAGCAGCAGCAACGGCGTGACGGCACGCTGGAGCAACACCCCACGACATGGGAAAGTGACTGCTGTAACGCCAAAATCATTACGGCTGGCAGCAAGGTCGTGTGCCTGTCGTGCGGAGAGGAGTGTTCCTAATGGACGCAGAAAGAGTGCAGAAAGCGCGGGATGTGCTGCACGGTATGCTGATGTACGAAATGCACCCCACGGCGACGGTCATGCGCCTGCGGCAAACAGTTGTAGGTGTGCTGGAGCACCTTGACGCCGCTCTGGACATGACTGGTTCCAAGCCATTTGATCCTCTGGCGAACGATAATCCGCCTTCTGGCATAAAGCCCAAAAAGCGCGGCAGGCCCCGTAAAAAGCCCGAAGAAGTGGATTTCAGCGCGACGGACAACATTTCCGGCGAAGAATCCGCTTGACAATACTGCCCCCCTCGGTGTCCGCTGTGTGCAAGAGCGACTACCCCCCCTGGGCCGCTCTTCGATACGGCAAGCGCCGAGGGGGGCCTGCTTTGGGCGGATTACTCCCCGATCAAGTGAATGACTTGTGAATGGAGTAAGCCAGCATGGCTATTACTGATTACATCCCGTTGGGCGGTGCCACTTCTCCGGCTGGTGGTACCACTGATTCCCCTATTGGCCTGTTCGCGCTGAAAATGGCGTACGAGCAGACCATGTTCAAAGAGATGCAGCAAACTCGCTCCATGGTCGCCAACACGGCGAGCCGCATGGTGGAGCTCGAGGGTTACGAGAAGCGCATCGACCGCTGGAACAAAGCGACCCTGCAAACTCGCCAGCGGACCCAGGCTATCGGTGCTGACATCGGTGGCGTGGACAGTGCCGAGACCGGCATTCGGACGGTCGTGATTCGCCCGCAGCATTTTGAGTACCCGGAGTTCTTTGACCTGCGTGACCAAATGGGAACGCTGGGCCTGATGAACGCGCTTGTGCCGGGTGGCGAGTACCAGAACAATGTGCTCGCTGCCATGGGTCGCAAGTTCGACGAAATCTTCTTTTCGGAGATTCTGGCGGCGGTCAACCTTGGCGAGGGCGGCGGCACTTCCGCTTATGCCGGCACCGCCGGCAACGACTCTCTGCTCTCAGACGGCACTACCGGAACTGGTGTGCAGCCGTTTTGCATGGCTAAAGCGGTCGAACTCGTTTCGATCCTGCAGCAGAACGACGCTTTCTACGACGCCTACATTGGGATTCACCCGATTCAAGTGGCGCAGCTCTTCAACGACACCACCAACCGAGCGGTCAGCAGCGATTTCAACGCTATGCGCCCGCTCATGGACGGCGAAATTACGCGCCTGCTGGGCTGCCAGTGGATTTCCTGCACGCAGGTGCCGGGTTCTGCTAGTCAACACCGCGTGTACGGCTGGAACAGCAACGCGATGGTTTGCGGCATGGGACGCCAAGAGGCGTTCGTGCGGAATGTGCCGTCGCGAGGCAACACGGAGCTCGTCTACCACGGAGCGTTCTACGGTGCGGTGCGTGTGGACGATCTCGGCGTCACTTCTGTCAACAACTCTGACTAGGTCTAGCTGTGGCAGGTCGGACTACGCTCATGGCTGACAAGGCCCTGAATCTCTACCGCGCCGAAACGGCGACCCCGGTAGAGACATGGGTCACGCTGTTCACGACGAATCCGACTGCAGACCACCCGACCGCTCATGGCGCAATTGAGTGGGGTCCAGGCCGGGTTCGGGTTTACCCGAACTCGAGCCTGGGCAGCCCTCATTGGTCTGAGCCGGCAGACTTCACCAACCGGGTGCGTGTCATTCGGAATGTGGGGTCGGTGCTGTGGTCGAATGTAGCTCTAACCGTGAGCCCAGCAACTGTCATTGGCGTGGGCGTGTTTGACGCTGAAACCAACGGCAATCTGCTGACATGGGACGAGATAGATCCTCATGTGGTGTCAGACGGCGAGTCACGCACAATCGGCACTGCAGAACTACTGATTAAAGGAGATTAAAACATGCCTTTGACTATTGGAGCTCGGCAAGATTTTCTCAACGCAATCATTCGCGGTGACGCGAACCCGTACACTTACCTTGCCGTCGGCGACCAAAGGCTCAACTTGGCTTTGTTTGTTGGCGGTAGCGGTAATGGAGTTGACCCCGGAGACGACACTGCAGACGGTGCTGCTTCTGTAGCTGACGAAGTGTCGTCTAGTGGCACTGCATACGCCCGCACACCAGTCGAATTCGGTACGGCTGCTCAACAGCCGACTAGTGGCAACCCTGCGTCAATCTCGAACGATGCCACTGTGACTTTCCCGACCTGCCAGGGCACTGCATGGGCTACCGGCACCAACTATGTCAGCGGCTGGGCGTTGTACGACAACGCAGCTACGCCGTCCTGCATTTGGACCGGCGCGTTCGACACCGGCAAGAATGTCGATGTGAACGACACTGTTACCATTGCTTCTACCAACCTGGTTCTCCGACTCACTTAGCGTTGGGGCTTGATGGGGGTCGGGGCACACGCTCTGGCCCCCATCTCTTCGCGGGGGCGACATGCTGTTCGACATTGTGGAGCTAGAACTGCACAACCCAAACATGACGCCTGCGGAGTGCGCGGAAGAAGCACAACCGTTTTTTGGCCAGCATGAGTACGACGACGAGTTCGTGATGATTGATTCGATCAACGCGGCTACCGACTGCAAAGTGAAGGTGTTCGCCTACTACTTTGCAGGTGGATACACGAGGGCAACCTGTGGCGTATGACATTCAGTCCGCGTCTAACTACCGGACGAGTTCTGCGTCAAACGCAGTCACTTTTCCCTCTGCCACGACGGGCGGCAATACGCTAATCGTTGGGTATGTAGCAAACTTTTCCGCGACTGGTGCGCCCTCGTTTTCGCAGACGCTAACCCAGGCGCGTCATGTGAACGACGCGACGAACAGCTACAACTTTGGAATCTACTACAACACATCGGCTGCGTCTGTTTCGTCAGTGACGGTAACTTTCTCTCAAAGCTGCAACAGCACATGTTGGGCTATGGAGTTTGATTCTCAGTACGCAGCAACATTTCTCAACAGCGCACAGACCGTCAACACAACTCCGGTGTTTGGCGGTACAGCCGTGTACGCCCTTTCTAGCACTCTGAGCAGCAACCTGCCTGATGACATGCGGCTGTCGTTTGCCGTCCAATACGGAGCTGCAACGCTGACTCCTCGCGACCTCCAAAACCTTACATACCCGCCCGGAATTTTTCATTTCACGATCAGCAACACAGACATGTCGATTTATGTCGCTTCTAAACAATCGACAACCACACAGGCTTCGTGGAACTTTTGGGCGAACACCAACAACTCAACCGACAAGTTCGGTTCAGCCGGTACTAGCTGGCACGCTGCTGCTGCGCCTCCCGGCGGACAAGAGATCCTCACCCTTAGAAGTCAGGGGTACTGATGAACGGACCCTACGAGATCATCCCCGGCGTGCAGAAGGATGTGTTCTTCCCGCTGTACGCCCTCGACGGGACCGACATTCTGACGACCAGCCCGACCTTTGCTTCCGGCGACGCCAAGTTCAAGGTAGACGGTGGAACTTCAACGAACTTTACGCCGCAGCATCGGGGTGACGGTATCTACCTTGTCTCGATTACGGCGGGCTCCACCACCGCTGGAAACAAGAGCGGGCTCCTCGTCGTGCGCGACCTCACCTCGCCGCAGACTTGGCTCTCCACGGCTCTAGAGGTGCGGATTCTGTCGCTCGCCGAGGTGGCGTCGAGATACTACGACGGCCCGGTCGGCCCCGGCGTCTACTTCCAGCAGACCACGGGCGCGGCGGGCACCACCCTCGGCTACTCCGGCACGGCCACCAACCCGTGCAGCAGCATTGGGGACGCCAAGTCGATTGCTGACACGCTCGGCGTGAACCTGATCTACATGCTGCCCGACGCTTCCGCCACCTTCACCGCTTCTGCCAACGACTACCACTTCTACGGCACGGGCAACCGGAGCAGCGCGGAAGTAATCCTTGGCGGCCAAGACATCAAGAACGCCAAGTTCGAGGGGATCAAGGTGAGTGGGACTTCGGGTGCCACCGGAGACGCCACCTTCATCAACTGCGAACTGGATTCCGTCACGGGGCTGCGCGGTCTGGCGAAGGAATGCGGGTTGACCGGAACCTCGTCGGTGATCGCGTCTACAGCCATGACCTTCGAGAAGTGCTACTCCCTCGTGCCGGGTGCTTCAACTCCGGGGCTTACCTTCGCTGCCAGCGCGAGCGTCGGGTTCCGTCACTACTCGGGCGGCATTCAGTTCAACAGCGGTGCAGCCACCAACGCCGTCACCGTCGAGGGAGTCGGCAAGCTGGTGATCGCCGCGACCTGCACCTCCCTTGCCGTGCAGGTGCGAGGGGCGTGGCTCGTCAGCGACCTCGGCACGACCAGCAGCCTGACCTACGACAGCCACATGCAGACTGCGCTGGACATCCTCGAAGATACGGGCACCACGATCCCCGGCGAGCTTGCAAGCATTGAGACCAAGATCGACACAGTGGACACAGTGGTGGACCGGATCGAGATCGACACCACGAGCATTGAGACGAAGGTGGACACCGTTGATACCGTGGTGGACGCGATCCTGGTGGACACGGGCACGGACATTCCGGCTACGCTCACGACGATTGAGGGCAAGGTCGATACGGTCGATACGGTCGTTGACGCGATCCTGATCGACACGGGCACGAGCCTCCCAGCCACGCTGACTACAATCGACGGCAAAGTGGACACCGTGGATACTGTAGTGGACGCCATTCTCGTAGACACGGGGACGGACATCCCGGCGCAGATCACGGCACTCAATGACTTTGACCCAGCGACGGACGCGGTTGCAAATGTGACTACGGTCGGGTCAGTGACGGGGCTCAACGCCTCCCTCCTGGACGCGGCGATCACCACTCGCTCCACTTTCGATCCGGCTACCGACACGGTTACGAATGTGACCAATGTGGCTAGCGTGACTAGCCAGGTCCAGTCCAACCTGCGTAGCGTTGACGGCGTGGCCTTGGCGACCCACACGGCGGGCAAGGTTCCGGCTGACGCGACAGCCACGGTCAGCGGCACGGTGGACGCGAACCTGATTGAAGTGGACGGCGTAACCCTCGCGACCCACACCGCCGGCAAGGTTCCCGCTGACGCTACCGCTACTATCGGGATCGCCGCGTACCTTGGAGCCATTTGGTTTGACGACAGCGCAGCGACGACGGGCACCACAATTGGAACGCACGGGCTGCCAGACGCGCCGGTCAACGACTTCGACGATGCCGTTGCTCTGTGCAAGTCTACGGGGCTGAACCGGATCTACGCGATTGCCAGCACCTGCTCGCCAACCAGTACCTTGACCGACCTCGAGATCGTTGGCATTGGCAGCAGCACCTACAACTTTGGCGGCGTCGTGCATACGAATGTGCGGCTTGTCGGAATGTTGGTGTTCGGGATTTGTGGAGCTGCAAGCAATGTTTCGATTGACGGCGGCACACTTAGCACGACTACGACATTCAAGTCTGTAGACGGCGTGCGTAGCGCATTGCTTAACGGCACGGTTGCGCTGCAAGGCGGCTCTTGGAGCTACTTCGACAACTGCAGCCACGCAGCCTCTAGCCCGCTGATCTTCGACATGACAGCCAACACCAGCAGCCTTGCCATGTCCAAGTTCAGCGGCGAGGTAACCTTGAGCAATCTAGACGCAACTAACACGGTCGTGATCGACGGGCAGTGCAGCGTAATTCTAGACTCGTCTTGCACGGGTGGTCGAGTCTATGTGCGCGGGCAGATCGATGTCACAGACAACTCCAACAACACCGTCACGGTGACTGCTGTGACGGGCGTCAACCTGACTGAGATCATGGGCCAGACGGCCCCGGTCGAAACCTGGGTTCGCATTCTCAATGCAACGATTGACGCGACGGTGACGAGCGGCGGCGGCAGCACGGATAGCTGGAGCTCTACCGGAATCCCGACAACCAACGACGCGCAACTGATCGACAAGGTAGGCGTGTTTGTAGACGGTAACGCCAAGCTGCGAGGCTTTGTCGTAACCGGATACACGGACAGCACCAAGACACTCACTGTGGACCGGCTCAATGTTGCGCCAAGCAACGGAGACCGATTCCTGATTTTCGCGTGAGGTACCATGGGCTGGGACGCGCAACGACATCGACCGCTGGGTAATGGCTACGGGCGATCCCCGTCAAAGTACCGTCGTGGGCGCATTCTGGTCGCAGCCAATGTCATTCAGGTTCTCGAGCCGGACACGGTGACCTATGTGGCAGGAGCTCAACTAGGGTTGCCGGTGGCTAGCTATGTGGACCTGTATCAGCGGGTGTACTTGAAAGCCAACAGCGGCCCGCAATCGTGGAAGCGCACCATGCGAGCCGTCGCAGGGCTGGTGTCCGCTCCGGCGGTCGGCGGAGCGCCCCCCACCGCAGAGAACGGCGTGTGGACGGATGTGTCTGCCGCGCAAGTCACGACTGCTGGGTACAACTTAGCCTTGAGCCCGTACGAGCAGTACATCACGCCGGACGATGTTGCAGGCTTGGACTACATCGACATCAAGACCGTCGTAACGCATGAGCCCCGTTTGTGGAACCGCCCGTTTGAGGTAATCCATGAGCTGTGGGCCAATGTGTATGTCGCAAGGCAAGCGCGTACAGGCGTCAACGCAGGCGCGGCGTTTCCGTACGGCAACACGCATTACTACTACGACCTGACTTCTGCTAGAAGGCCGCGCAATGCCTAGCCTTGAGCCGCGTTGCATTGGCACGCTCAACAAGAACCAGGCTCCGGCGTACTTGGTGACGGCGGGCTCTGCAAATGAGCAATGGTGGCCAACAGGTTTTTTCCAATACTACACTACGCGATTGCAATGCTACGAGTTGTTCTGGTTTATCAACGACAATGGCTCTGTACACGATCAGACTGTGTTTGCGTCCCGCACAGATGTTAACAGTGGTAATCAGCCGCTTTTTGTCGTCCAACTGCAAGAAAACAAAAGCGATGTCATTGCGCTAGTCCAATTTCGCACTAGCGGAGGGGGCCAGTACAAAACAAGCGCGTTGAACTTAGGCAACAGGTCTAATGTATCTGGCCAATGGTGGCACACGATTGTGCAATATGAGCCCAGCGCAACGCAAAGCGCAGATAACGAAAACATTTTTGGCGACAACAACTTTCATGTGTACCACGGTCGAACTGGCGTAAGCGTGTTGGGCTCTGCTGTTCAGGCGGACAGTTTGTACGGCAGCAATCCCGATCAATTGCCCAACGCTTATATGCATCAAAATGTTGGGGCTGTAACAAGCACTTCTGCTCCGTATTTGTTGGCTGACGGCATGGCTGGATTTAGGCAGCTAGCTACAACGGCTTTGTCGTACACCATTACGGTCGGCTGCAAACTCAACGGAACGCAAACCTCAGTGGTGCCGTCTAGCATATTGGACGGTGGCGTAGCGGAATTGCGCGTGTGGGGCAGATGGTGGAGCCCTAATCCAACAAACGAAGCTGTGCCGTCTCCGTCGCAATTGGAAGCGCGGCGCAATGTGTATGTGCGGCATAGCGGCGTTACTAGCGAATCGCCAACGCAAAGCGTTGGAAGCTCTTGGCTGCGACATTGCCTCCGCTTTAACGACGCGCCTGGGACTACCGCTTCTGGCGTCACTCATGTTGGGCAGTCTTCAAGTGGCTTTGACGGCACAATTAGCGGCGCGTTCGGGATAGGTTTCGCGTCGAGCCCAATTATTGAGCCGTATGGCGGCACGATCCGAGAAATGACTGCGGCGGAAGTCTCGCTGGCCAACGCTAGCTTTAGCGGGCAAGGCGACCCTAGCGTTGTCATCTTGGTGCCGTTCCCGGCTACAAGAGCTGGCAACAATTCTGTTGCAGAAGAAAACGCGACAATTAGGGGAGTGCCAGGTTTTGCCGTAGCCGGCGACAACTCCGACACCGATCAGGACGACGCTGCGTGGGTGCGGGCTCGAGGATATCAGCCTGCTGCCGTTGACGCTGACGCAACCGAGCCTGACGGCATTGCCGACCTAAACCGCACGCTGTCTACAAACAACACCGCGTTCCCAGATCGTTCGCAATCGGAGAACGGAGCTCTGCCAGAAATTGCGTTCAGTCGCAACATGACTGCTGACGACCCGGCAGATTTCGTTCTGAGCGACAATAATGTCCCGTATGTAGGCGTAACGGTGCTTGTTGCGGCTACTGGAGCAGGGAACAACAGCAGCGGAGCAGAGGTCGGCCAGCCCACGCTAACGATTGCCGGCGCAGTCTCGCTGTACAATGTGCTCGCGCCTAGCACAACGGCCACCCAAGATTCTGCAGACATTGACGCAGGCCGCGTGCTGGCGGCGGTGCCTGGTGAGGCAGCGGCTGGGCAAGACGCCGTAGTGCTGCGCCGACAGGTAGCATTTCAACGCGCTGACGGGACCGTGTCTGGCCAGAGCGTGCTGACGATCACGACCGCCGGTCAAAAACCGATGTCGTCCAGCACGACAGATCAGCCCGTTACTAGTGCCAACGACATTCCCACTCTAGCGCGGCTGGTCGGCCCCACGACAACTGGCGCACCTAGCGTGGTGGTCGCCGGTGAGTCTAATGAGTTGGTCGTTCAACGGGGTCACGCGGCGACAAACGACGGGACAAGCAGCCAGGACAACCCGTCGCTGCAGCAGTCGGACGATATGGGCAACGCCGGCACGCCTAGCGCGACGAGTAGTAGCGACACCCCCGTGCTGCTTGGCCGTTTGCGCCCGTTGCCGGCGTCCGGTTCGCCCAGCCAGTCCGATAGCGCAGAAACCGTTACGCTTGACCGCGAAGCCCGCATGTCGGTCGCTGACGCTTCTCTAGACGCTGTTGCGAGCGAAGACAACGCCGCGTCTATGGCGCGAGCGCATGAGGCTACGGCTGACACAGCTAGCGCAAACGCTATTGTGACACTTGTCACGGCAGGCGAGATCCCGCTGGAGAATGTTCAAGATGTGACGGTCGTGACCAGCGCAGACGACGCCGTCACCTTGCTCATTGAGCGTGCCGCTACGGCTAGCGCAGCTCCGGTACCGGCAGACTCTAGTCAAAGCGTGCCGAGCTTTGGAGCGTCTCGAGGCATTGCGCCAACGGTGCAGATTCCTGCCGCGACTACGCAACCTGCGCCGAAGCTACTCGTAGATCGCAAAGCCGCTGCTACAAGTTTGGCCCACCGCAGTGTCAGCGAGCAGGACTTGTTCAACTTTGCTCGCTTGGCGGACTTCAAGCCTCAGCACCCAAACGGGCATCGCACCGCCTCGTCGCAGCATACGCCTATCTTGCAGGTGGCTGGCAACCCGCAGTTGAGCAACACGATTGACCCGGTGCCGGTACTGGCCGCTGAGTCTGGCGGCTTCGCTGTCGAGAAAGGCATGTCCGGCACGGCGTTGGAGATCGGCAGCGAAGCTAGCCTGATTACGGCTGCCCCTAGCGTCATTCGAGGCATGGCAGACGACGGACTGGGTGGCACAGAGAGCAATCAGCTACAAGCAGACATGACCGTGACGCCTCCGCTGTACATGAGCAACGCAGGCAATGCTAGCACAGCATTCGTCACGCAATCAGCGGGCACTGCGCTGATCCTCAAGCCCGATAACCAGAACACGCCGTCTCTGTCGCGAACGCTTGACGGGTCTAGCAACGCGCTGCTCCGCCGTCAAAACGCAACAAATACCCCCATCAACGCTCGCAGCACGCAACTGCTACCGACCATTAGCGTAGCCGGCGAGATTCCGTTTACGGCTACAAACGCCGAGATTCCGTCTAGCGCGTCGGAGTCTTTGCCGTCGCTGTCAATCAGCAAAGACTTTAGCGGCACCAATGTGCTACTGCCGACCGAGTCGGGTGAAGTTGTCGCATTGGGCATTAACCGTGGTCGCGAGGCACAACGGACAGACATCCGCGCATTTGAAACGCGACCCGTTCTTGAGCGATACGGCGTACGCCCGCTAACCAACCAAAACACTCCGTCTAACTTGCTGTCTGACGAGCCGCCGGTCTTCATGGCAAAGCAAGTGGTAATGTCCGCGCTGCAGCCTGGAGTGGAAAGCAGCAGCTTTGAGCTCGCGCCAGTCGAGCTGACCCCGGTGAGGTTCCTTGGGAACGCAAACAACCCCGCTGCTGGAACGAGCGATCACGCATTGCTGCCGCTCGAGATCAGTCGTGGCGTAGGCAACCCCGACGATCCGGCACTCGTGCAATCCGAAGGACCGGTTGTAGACTGGTACTTGGACATTGTGCTGTCTGCGACTCAAGACCCAGGCTCGGCGGCGACTGTGCTGTTCGCTGTTCTCGAGAAGAACACTGCGATCCCGTTCCACAACTTGCTGCAAAACGAGGCCGGTGCGTCGGGCCAGTTGCTTGTGCCAACTTCCATGGCGAGAGGCATGGGCGTCAGTGACCCGCCGGCGGTCATTAGCGATCAGCCTGCTGTCATCGCGCCAGCTCGCAATGTCGCAATGTCTGCTGCGAATGAGCCCGGATCCGTGTCGTTCGGGTTCTCTAATATTGAGACCGGGGCTACGCGCTTTATGTCCAACGCCGTGTTCAATGCGCCGGCGACTAGCGGGTACCTGATCCCGGACATTCTCATCAATCGGGATTATGTGCCACCTGCAGACGCTGCGCTGTCTAGCGGGCTGACCGCTCGCCTGGGAGTGCGTCCTGAGCTGATCCCCCGCGTGTCTAGCAGCAGCACGGCGCAGTTGCCGGTCATACTGATCCGGTCGCATGGCATCGCTGCCACGGGTGGGCTGGGCAGCGGCAGTGCGGCCTCTGCCACGATCATTCGCCAACGCGGCATGTTGCCAGTGCTGGACGACTCGTCAGGCACAAACAGCAACCCGCCGGTGGCTGCAGGCAGCCTTGAAGGAATCATCGACGAGATTGAGTCGGTAACCGTGTACCTGTGCAGCTTGGAGGATTACTTGAGCAAGCTAGACATCTGGAATGTCGCGCTGACCAAACTGGGTTTGGAGACGCTGACGGCAACGACCGACAATGTCGCACAGGCGGTAGCCATGGCTGCCAACTGGCCGTCATTCAAAGGAACCTTCCTGCGCGATCATGTGTGGAACGGTGCGTACACTTCGGTGGAGCTCGCCAAATACCAGAACACGGTGACACCAGGCGATGTGAACCCGGTTGGCCCGTGGAAGTACGCATACCGGCTGGACAACCTGACGCCGCATTGGGTGAGGTCTATCCGTCTCAACGGTCGAGAAAACCAACCGGGCACCAAGACGGCTAATGGCATGGGGCTGTGGGAAGAGAAAGTCATCTTCAACGACGCCGGCGCAGGGGCATTTTGCCTCGTCACCAATGAGGCGTCCGCCACGCTGGACTATGTCTTCATGGTGCAGGACTGCGACATTGACATGTACCTGCCGGAAGACATGCGGTGGGCTATGGCTCTGACCTTTGCTGTCCACATGGCCAGCGACCTTGGGTCGAGCAACGCGGATGTCGCCCTGCTGGAGCAGCAGGCTGAGATGGCTCGTCGCAACGCCCGCCGCACCGACGGACAATCTGCAGCTCGCTTGACTCTGACCGACTACAGCATTCACGACGCATTCTACTAGGGGGAACAATGGTCTGGGTCGCCAAGCAGTCCTTTGCCACGGGTGAAATTAGCCCGTCTGTGTACGGCATGGTCAGCACCAGCCAGTACCAGGCTGGGTGCATGGAGCTCGTGAACGCGCTGCTAACGCCGACAGGAGCGGCCCGGAAACGGTACGGCACGCAAATCGTGACGAACACAACGGGCAACAACTTCGCCCGCCTGTTCTTCTACTACGCCAAGGGCCGTCAGTATGTCGTGCAGTTTGTCTCCGCAGGCGACGACGCAGCAGACACCAACACGCCGGCTCGGCAACTGCGAGTCATGGACGCTGCCACGCAAACCTTTGTCGATTTTGGCGACAACGCAGCGCATGGGCCGTTCAGCGCATTTGGTGACGGAACAGCCTACTACCACAACTTCACGGCTACGGAACTGCGCTCGGTGTATTCGTTCCAAGACTCTGAGCGCATCTACTTCATGCACCCAGACAAGCCGGCGGTGTACCTCGAGAGGCAGGTGCAAGATCCTGGCTCCGAAGCGTGGGAGTACGGGCTGTATCCCAAGCAGACGGGCAGCCCGGTCATCATTGACTACCGTGTTGGAACGCCGGTTGAGTTTGTCGGCAACACTCTAACGACCGACTCTGACTTCTTTGTGCCTGACGACAACGACTCTTATTGGCGCGTCATGGGCGCAAACGCAGCAGACCCGGTGGATAATCCTTGGGGCAATTGGGTGCAGGTTACGCGCTACAAGAGCCGCACGGATCTAGATGTCGTAACACGCTATGGTGGAGTAGGGCCAGACTCGCTCGACTGGACTGGTCCCTATACCCCTCTGATTACCTACACTGGCACAGCGGTGCAAGGTTGGGGAGTCAACTCCGCTAACCTCTTGAGCGATGTGACGCTGACGGGACCAACAACACCGGCAGCCAAAGCTAACTGGACTGGCTTTGTTGTGCAGGTCTCTAGTACCACGTTCGCGGTGGACGCCACGATTCTAGGCGTCATTACCTATGTCAACACCAGCAGCAGTGTGGAAATCGTGCGACTGCAAAACGGCAACGGCATCCCTGCTGGCGACAGCGTCGAGGTTACCGTGTACGGGATTGCGGCCAATTCCGCGCAGCAGACGGTGCCCGACAGCTTGCTGAACCGGAGTTACCTCAAGAAATTGCCGGTGTATGTCGGGCAGGCTCGAGACGGGGCAGGGCAGCTCATCGCAGACGAGTACAAAGTCTACAGCCCAAACGGATACTTGCAGTATTACAGCAACCCCACATTTACTGACAGCCAATGGTTGCCTGCCGGACACGCCACTACCTACGACCGCTGGGAAGGCAACTTGGTCGGCGGTGGGATTCACATCAACGGCGGCATTGTCGCGATCACAGGAGTCGATACGGCTGCTGGCCCTGACGGCGACGAGGTGGTCTACGACGCTCGCATTGTGAAGCCCATGGCGCACCAAGGGCCGTCGATGCAGTGGGGACTGACCCAGAGCCACGGTGTAGGATTCCCGTCCTGTGGGGCGTCACACCAAGGCCGTATCTGGATGGGCGGCTACAAAGAAAAGCCAGGGCGCGTCGTAGCCTCCAAGGTCTACGAGCCGGAGGACTTTACCGCAGGCGGCTTGGACAGTGACGGCATCAGCGCGGACATCGCCGACTCTTACGGGGGCAGCCTTACTTGGATGGCCTCTGCGTCGGATCTTCTCATCGGGACTGCTACCGGCGAATACGCCATAGGCGGACGACCGATCACTCCCGCCAACCTAGCCGTTGAGAAACAGAGCAGCATCGGCTCGCGGAATGTGCGCCCTCCCATGGTGGACAACGCGGTGATCTTTACTGACGCTGCCGGCAAGGGTCTCCGGGAGATGGTGTTCCGGGACGACGCGAACAGGTACCAGAGCCCTGACCTGACGGACTTGGCCAAGCACCTGTTTGAGGACATCGTCATTGAGCAACTGTCCTATGTCGGCACGCCAGGACAGGCACTGTACGCAAAAGACACGCAGGACCGCCTGTACGCCCTCTCCATGTGGCGAGCCAACAATGTGACCGGGTGGTCTCGCCTGACGCAGCCGTCGTTCCCGACGACGCTGGGGACCGCTAGCGAGGACTCTACCATTGAGTCCATTACCACGGTGCGGGGCGACGGCATTCGCGTGCAGCAGGACGAGCTCTGGATTGTCCGTCGGTGGACGCAAGGGGGGCAAACGAGTGCAGGGACGGTGGTCCGCACCATTGAGCGCATGACGCCCGAGTTCGCAATGGACATGACGGTGAACGGATCGTCGCTGTCTGGAACCGGGCTGAATACCGGGTCCAACCTCATTGACTTGCCGGCGTCCAAGCCAGTCCAAGTCATGGTGCAGCAAAACGCGGGTGGGCCGTTTGTGTACATTGGCGACTACGCAGTCGATTCCCAAGGCGTGGTGACGCACCCAGAAGTGGGCTTCACGCCTAATGCGTCTCAAGCTGGCAGAGCTATTCCGTTCAAGCTGACTCCGACAATCCCCCATTTCATGATCCCTAACCAAGGGGATTCGCAGGGGCGGCTGGAATCAGTCTCCACTCTGATTGTGCTGATTCGTGAATCCATTGGCGGCAAGGTGGCAGGCAACACGGTCATGCCGCCGGGGGTGTCGATCCCGAATGCGACATCTCTGGCAACACCAGTTAGTGCTGTAACGGAATGGCGGAAGGTCGTGTCGGTCGGGACATACGGGACAATGCACGAAATCCCAATTACGCATGAGTTGCCGTACCACTTTGAGGTGGCAGGGCTCAACTTCCAACTGACGCACGGGAGATAGAATGCAGGTCGTGCCGTTCAAATACGAGCACGCAGAAGCGTACCCCGGAGACATGTTTGTGGACGGCATGTACGGACTGACGCTGTTACGAAATAGCGGGTTGCCGTGCATGTCGGGAGGGGTGGCAGATTTCCCATGGGGCGCAGAGCTGTGGATTTGCACGGTAGACGACATAACGGATTACGAGCGGATGCGAGGAGCTCGGATAGCTAGGCGGTTTGTGGCGTTGCAACTCGAGCTTGAAAAGAAGATTTTCGCGCACACCAAGCCTGGAAACGAGCGGTGGCTGATGTTCCTTGGCTTTCGACTGGAGACGACATTGGTGGACGAAAAAGGCCAGATCATTCACCGCTGGCAGAAAGAGGAGTAATGGGAGTTGAAGTAGCCGTCGCTGCTGCCGTAGTCGCTGCCGGCACCTCTGTGTATGCGGGGGAAGAGCAGGCAAGGCAGCAACGCAAAGCGGGTCGCCGTCAAGCGGCTGCCATGCGTGCAGAAGCCGCTGCAGAGCGCGAGAGGGGCCGCCGGCTCCGGGCTGCCCAGACAGCCGCATACGGAGCCGCAGGCGTTCAGACAGGCTCTGGGACGCCCCTCATGGTCATGGGGCAGACTGCCATGGACAACATCCGCCAGCGGGAGCGGCTGCTTGCTGGAGCTCGCAACGCCTTGCTGGACGCCCGCGCACAAGCGTCTGCGAGCCGGCTGCAGGGGTACGGGCAAGCTATTGGCTACTTGGGGCAAGCGGCAAGTATCAGCTCGGCAGGCGCGACCCCCACGCAAGACACCACTTAAGGAGAAACCATGGTTCGTCCAGTCAGAGTACCTCAGACGCAAGTCGGCATGGGAGCTCCGGCATACTTGCCCAGCGCGGCGGCTCAGGCTGCGCCGGCCCAGGCTCTGGCTGGAGCGGTCGGACAGGTTGCAGGCGTGCTTGGCAGCCTAGCCCAGCAGAAGCAGCGCAAGCAGGACCGGCTAGACTACACGCAACAGCAGTCGCAGGCTCGCGCCATGTTCTCGAGCGGCGCAACAGCCATTCAGAACCAACTTGACGACTATGTTCGGAGCCCGGAGTTCACGACCGAAGGCTACGCCGCGCTGCAAGACAAACTGACCGATGAGCTCTACGGGCGTGTGTCTGGAGTTGTGACGCACCCACAGCTCAAAGGCCAGTACCAAGGAGTCTACGACGCCTACAAAGCTCGGACGCCAGAAGAACGACAGGTGGACATCGACGCTGCCGTAGCGGCACGCAGCCTGTACTCGCTGGAGGACAGTTACGCCGAGTTGTCGCAGTTTGCGGCAGACGGGTTTGGCGAAACAGCAGCAGAAGAGTTCGGCAAGTTTGCTGACAATCTGGTGGCTGATTACCCAGAGTTTCGCGAGCAGGTAGACAAGTATCGTCAGGGCATTTTCGCGGCGATCAAAACGGGCTACGGCAGCGACTGGGGCCAGGTTGCCTATCAAATTGATTTGAGCCAAGGCGCATTTGACGCACTAGGCGCAGACATTGTGGGTCCGACAAAAGTCATTGCGTTAGAGCAAGCGGCGTTTAGCGCAAGCCGGTTGTTGCAGCTTACTGAAACTACGCCCATGTTCGGTGACGCGGTGCCGACAATGGGGCCGATTAGCACGCTACAGCGCACTGGCATTCCCGATCAGTTGCAGAGCTTGCTAGTGTCACTAGAGCCGGCACAGGACACTCCAATTGGCGCAGCATTGAGTGCTACGCTACGGTCCTCAATTACTCAAGCGCAAGCTCAAGAGCAGTATTTGAGCGTGATTGACGAATGGGCGATGGGCCGAGGTCAGCATGTCGGCGTGCTGACGATGACTCCAGAAGTGGAGACGGTTTTCAACACTTGGTGGTCACAAGCTGCCGAGCAAGATTTGCTGCGAATGGAGCCCGACGAAGCATACCGGTGGCTTCGCGGTCATTTGCCGCAAATGGACCGACTTCCTGATTCGGTGCAGCGGTTCGTTCTGGGTCAGCTCAACAACAACAACCCCAACCCGCTAATGGCATCGGCTGTAGCCAAAGCTGTCATGGGGATCAACGACAGTAATCCTGGACGCATTGTTGGCACCGGGCCAGACGCCATGCCGACTACCGTGTTTGATGGCTCTACAGTAGCCATGCTGAGTCACTTGGCAAAATACGGCAGTACGACAGACGCCGTTTCTGCTTCGCTAGCATTGCAAACAGCAACCGGACTTGGTGCGGGCCAAGCTGCATTTGTTGGCACAGCGCAACTGCCGGCGTCGGCAAGCAAGGCAATGCAAGAGAAAGTCAAAGACGAACTGCGCCTGGTCGAAAAACGGTTTGAGGCGGGCGCTGAATCTATGGGGCTGGACAAGGTCGAGTTTGATTCTTTGACCGTTCAGCAAACGCGAGACATCTTGTCTGCCGCAAATGTCCACTACCTCGCGGAAGCGCAGCGCGGGACGCCTCTTAAAGACGACGCAGCAATGCAGCAATATGCCGTCGATCTTGCCGTTCACGATTTCCTGAACACGCATAAACCAATTCGCATCGGCGAAAAGGTGCATTTCAATCGCGAACTAACTGACGCTTTGGGGGACAACCCGCCAGACGCGATTGAGTTTGAGCTCTACACATACTTCAAAGAAGACGGCTACAGCGACAGAGACGCCACAGCATTGCTCAACCGCGTCATGCTCTACGACTATCACCCAAGCACTGGGTTTAAGGTGATGTTGCGACCGGAAGACGAAGACGGCGTTTTTACCTTCTACACTAGACCTGGCGACGAATTGTATGGCGGTACCCGCTTTAGATTCGACGCAGCAGACAACGCTTGGCTGCGCGCTACACAAGCAACGCAAGACATTCTGTGGCTAGATGGAGCCAACCAAGCCTTGCGTGGTGAAGGTGGAGAAGGTGGTGAAGTAGCGGCGTCTCGAGCTCGCCAAGAATTTGTCGATCTGGCTATGATGTCGCCAGAGCAGCAAATTGCAGGGCGCAACAAAGCTATAGCGGCTTGGCAAAACCAAGAAGGTTTCCTAACTCAGTTCAAGCTAGGACTTACGCAAGCGACTCGTGGCGGTTTGCGTTTTGATGTCGGACCTTCTTCTGACGATTTGGACCGCATTGGCCGCAACCGCGAGTACATCGCAGAGCTAGAGCAATTGCCGGGGCAGCGATATGTGTTCATGGCCAACCCAAAATATCGCAACATGTACGAAAGTGCTCTGAAAGCACAACGAACATATCAGCCACAAACTATTGGCGGGTTTGATCCTACTGAACGAAGAATGTCTGGTTTGGCAGGATTGTTTGCTGAAGAGATTACTAGCACTCGCAAGGAGCACGAAGCGTTGCAGGTAGTGCGGAAGGCTATTGAGCGCGACAGCCAAAGCTGGACAGCGCAACAATGGGTGCGCTTTTTCAACACGGGTAAAACGCCGTAGCGTCGGAGGCACACATGGGCTGGGCTACTACCGAGCAACTGCAAACTGCGTACAACTCCATGCCGACCTATCGGGCATACGGAGAGGCTTCGCGTCGTGCGTTCTTGGAAACGCCTAGCCACACGACTACGCTGCTGCAGCAAATGGGCGCGGCTTTCCGCCAGGAAAACTTGTTTGCTGCGGGCTACCGCGCCTTGCAAGACGACATGTCAGGCTATGTCGATCCGACCTACGACGCCGCGATGGACTTAGGCGAGTACGCGGAATACACCGACCGATTCCCGGAACTGTTGCGTGCTAATAACTCCGCGCACATGCAGCACATTAAGCACAAGATTCAGCGCGAGATAAACGACCGGCGCATTCTGGAAGATTTAGGGTTCTGGCGGTCGCTGGCAGTGCATCTGCCGGCTGGCGTCTTGTCGCCTGAGAACCTTGTGCCAGTAGCACGGATGGTGGGATTAGCAGCAAAGGGAGCCAGGGCGGGCGTTCGCGCTGCGACAGCTCGGTCTGCAGTGGAAGCTGCCGGAGCTCAGGTTATTGCCGAATCCATTCTTGGCGCAGAGCAGGGCCTGCGGACTCGAGAAGAGCAAGTCTACAATGTGGTGGGGGCCGGCGTTGTCGGTGGCGTGCTAGGCGGAGGGTTTGCCACAATCGGCAAAGCCAAGCGCAAGACGCTGCAGAAACTCATTGGCGCAGAAAGCATGACAGATGCGGTGGATCAGACCAACCGCATTCTGGCCGACGAGATCGCCAAGCCAGACAGCGAGCTGGGGCAGGCGATTGAGAATGCTGCCACAAAGGCCGACGAGCCGGACATGCTGGTCCAGGAGGGCGGGCGTCCTATGGAGGACGCTACCATTGACCTGACTGGCAAAGGCGATCTGACAATGGACGCGCAGGACAATCTGCGCGGTATGTTTCTCAAAGCGATTGAGTCGCGCAATCCTCAGCTCGCCAAGCTGTACGCCGGCGATAAGTTCCTGATGAACATGGTAATGAAGATCATGTTCTTCAATCCGACGCAGCGACTGGCGCGTTCTAAGTACAGTGCGGCACGCCTCATCAACGACAACCTGACCAAAACCCTGCTGACCTCAAACGGTGCTAAGGGTGTGTCGTTGCAAGACCGGGTAGAGCTCAACGAAGCTCTGCTGCTTCGCAAGCGTGCTATGGCCGACACTATCTATGACGACAACCGCAAGCGGTTTAAGGAAGCCGGGATCACCGAAGCGCAATTCCACGACATGGCCGGCAAGGCAGCCCGTCGTGGAGGTGTAGACAGCGACCCTGCGTTCGACGCTTTGCAGGGGAAAGATGACTTAATCGCTTTGGTCAATCAGCGAGCGGAGGCTTCTCGCGAGATCGAAAGCATTCTAGGTCAAACGGCAGACCGGGTAGGCGCGTTTGCCACCGACACCAAGTACGGGGATTCTCCAGCAGAGTCAATCCTAGCCCAGCTCGACGAAGAAGGCATGAGCCGCTTCATTGACCGTGATCGGACGATCAACGGCGAGGGGCTGGGAATGCAGGCTCTCATTCGCGCAGTGCAAGACGCTCTGCTAGGCAGGCGAGAGCAAGTGCTGCCTCAGTTCAAGCAAGAGCGAGCTGCTCTGCAAAGCACCATCGACACCATGACGGAAAACGGCTCGCCCAAAGAAACAATCGCTGCGCTGCAAAAGCAGGTAGACGAGCTAGACGAAGAAATGGCCAAAATCCAAGGCGTCACCGACGAGTTCCTTCAGGAAGCCACAGCCATTGCGTCGAACTACTTGGGTGGGATCGGCGACCAGGCTGCTGCAAAGACGCCTCAAAGCCCACTAAGAAAGCGGGCACTGCGAGTAGACATCCGCTACCTCGAGGACTTCCTCATCAACGATGTCCGAGAGATCGAAGCCCGATACGCACGGTCGGTGCTGCCTGACTTGTCGGTCGCGGATTTCTATGAGCAAGCGACCGGCGGGACCATGATGGCCAGTCTGCGGCAGCGGCTTGAAGTGCTGACCAACCTGGCCAGCAAAATTTCCGAGTACGGCGTGACGCGAGACGACGCTACGAAGTTTCTAACCGAGTGGCAAAACCTGTCTGACGCAGCCGACGCTGCAGACATTCTGGCTGCATTGCGCTTGGCGTATAGCGACACGGCGTATGGAGAACTGGGCCGGTTGCAAGACGCGCAACAGGTTGTCTTGAACGCAATTGAGCAGCGCAAAAACATGCGCGGCAAGATCAACGATCTAATGGACGCGCAAGAAGACTCGTTGGACGAGCTCAATAAAGCTAAGGTTGAAGTAGACCGGCTCAAGTCGCAGGCAAAAAAAGCCGAACGCGAAATTGAGAAATTGAAGCACAAATTTTCTCGCACTGACGAGCAATGGGTCAAGCAGCAATTGAGAGCAGAAGACGCGCAACGAAAGTCAGAGGGGAAACCCCCTATGACGCGCAAAACGGCAGAAAGGAAAGCCGGCGCGTTGCGTAAGATGGCACCGCGCAAGTTTGAAGAAAACGAAGAGCTGCTTATGCTGCAAGACCAGCTAGATGCAATTAAGCCAGAATTGGCTGAGGCTCGCAAAGTGCGCGACGGTGCCAAAGAAGTGCATGACCAGAATGTTGCCAACACTAAAGGCCAAATGGAAGTGTACGACGCACTGGCCTTGCCGGTCAACGAACTTGCAGAGCGGCTAAAAGCTGGCGTCGGATCGACTGAAGGCAGCTTGGTCAAGGGCAAGGCTCTCGGTCTGCAGAAGAACCTCTTCCGCACTAAGGGGGCGTGGGCGGTCGAAGACGCGACCATCCAGTTCGGGGCATTGGCTAGGGCTGCCAACCAGCGCATCAACGCAGCTCGAAACTTCCAGTTCCAAATCAACACCACTACCGAGCACTTGCTGGCCGGCGTTCGTCGCGAGCACGACGCAAGGGACAGGGCCGGCGAGTTCAAGCGTCCTGGCATGTACGGTCGCATGATGAAGCTGCGCGACCGAGACATGAAAGACATTCAGGTCGTGCATGACCGCATCAGAAATGTCCGAGGCACTGGTGGAGACGACATGGTCTCCATGACCAGCAAGCGTCTGCGTGACTACAACTATGTCACCAAGATGGGCTCGGTCGTCATCTCGAGCTTGCCTGACCTAGCGATGGCTCTCGGCACTGCCGGGTTCAATGCCTACGCACAAGCCGCGCTTCGGTTCGCACGCATTCAGCTCTTGGGCGACGACAAGGTCAAGCGGTCGTACGCCATGGAGCTCATGCAGTCCATGGAGCGGTACGGCATCCACAAACGGCACCAAAAAGTGTGGGCTGCTGACGAAGATTTCTACGGCAAGTCTACATCTCGGCTTGGTGTTGCCGCCGACAGGATTACCGACAACTTCGGCAAACTG